CCTGCGGTGACCTGCACGCCTTCATCCGGAGCGGAGGCGAACTCGATCCGCCCGGTCGTCGTGTCGACTTTGTAGTTGATCGTGTCGGTCTGCGGGTCGCCCTGGATACCTATAGAAATCGTGCCCAGAACCGGTTTGGCTATGGGCCGGACGTAATTCTGCATACCAGAGGCATAGGTCTTCACCATCTGGAATACCCGCGTCGCGCCGTCTCCGACCCCAATCAACTGGTCCTCGAAGCTTGGCTCCGCGCTCGCGGGTGCGGACTTGAAATCAGCCCAGTCCTTCCAGCGGAACCCGAAGAGCCGGCCCTGACGCGCCTCGAAGAAGGCGATCAGCATCTCGACATCCTCGAGCGAGCGCATCCCGAGACCGGCGTCGTAGCGCCGGCGCGAATGGGACCATGGCGTGTTGCGCTCCTCGTAACCGTTGGCCAGCGTCACCACATCGGTCCGCCGCTCCGGTCCTCCCACCGAGCCGAAACTCAGGTTCGCGGGAAATCGCACGTTGTGAAAGCTCATCGGGGTTCTCCTCACCGGTTCCGTTCGCTCCGGGTCAGAGCCCGGTTGAGCTGTGCCGCTATCTGGCTCTGGGAACGCCGGAAGCTCCCCACGTCAGGGGTGGTGATGTTCATCACCACGTTCACCGGGCGCCCTTGGCTCTCCATGCGCACCCCGAGCCGGCCATCTGAGCCGCGCGAGAGCGGCATGATCGCCTCCGGTCCGGCTTCGCCCATCAGGCCCATTCCCCCGCGCATCGGAAAGCTCACCGGTCCGCTCACGATCCCGCCGGAGGCAAAGGGGACGACCCGTCCCTGCGTGAAGGTGCCGCCCTTCTCGAAAGGCAAGAGCCCCGAGACGAGACTGCCCACGCCCTCGGCAATGAGCCCGCCGAGCTGGTTCGTCACCGGCCGGGTCGCCGCCGAGTAGGCCGCGTCCACCATGCTCCGTCCGACGTCGCGGAGTGCTTCCGACAGTGAGGCGCCATCAAAGATGAGCCCATCGAAAGCCCGCCTCAGTCCCTTGGAGATGCCCCGCGAAAGTACCGCGACATCATTGCCGGTCTCGGCGACCGTCGCCTGCATCCGCTTCAGCTCCGAGTCGAAGGCAGCAGTCATCTCACCCGCGCCACCAAGCGTCGTCTCCAGCGCTGCGATCTGGTCGTCCAGCGCGTCGACACCGTCGATTTCATCCATGCCATTCACTCCAAATTGTCCGGGAACGCGGCCTCGAGGGCCGCAAGCGCCTCCCGCGCCATCTGTCTCCCCCCTCCGCCCTGGCCGAGGATCAGCATCAGCTCCGCCGGCGTCAGCGCCCAGAATTCACCGGGTTTGAGGCCCGCTCCCCGCACCCCCGCCTCGAGGAGCAGAGGCCATTCGAACCGCGTCACGTTCCGGGTCGCGCGAAGGCCCGGACCAGAAGCTCGCCGGCAAGCCGCGCGGCCTCCAGCGGCCCCCCGGCGATTTCCACCGCCAGCAGATCATCCATTCGGCCGCGCCATCCCCCGCCTCTCAGGCCCGCCACGATCAGCCGCAGAACGTCGCGGCTCGACACCGCGCCGCCCTCGAACCGCGCGATCAGATCCACCAGCGACACCTCGCCGAGTTCAGCCTCGAGCTCGGCGAGTACGCCCAGCGTCAACCGCATCACGTGACGCTCATCGTCGAGCACAATCTCGACCTCGCCCGCATGAGGGTTCGCCATCAAAGCGCCGTGAAGCCGAGCACCCCGGCCGATGCGAGCGACAGTTCGTAGGTCGCCTCCCCGTTGTGGGTGCCGGCGTATTCGATGGAAGTGACCTGGAATGGCCCTTCCACGATCCCGAAGTCCGGGATGATCACCTGGAACGTCGGCGTCTCGCCATCGAAGAAGATTTGCCGGGCCCGCTCGTCACTCGCGTCGTCCTTGAAGATACCCGAGCCCGAGATCGAGGCGGCCTTCACCCCGGCGCCGGCGAGCAGCTCCCGCCACCCGCCCTGGCTTTCGAGGGAAGTGACGTCGACGCTCTCGGCGTTGAAGTTGATCCGCGTCGCGCGAAGCCCTGCAACTGTCTCGAACTGTCCGGCCCCTGTGAGATCGATCTTGATCAGGAGGTCCTTGCCATTCTGTGCGGCCATGTCCGTCTACTCCGTTTTGGGGGTCAATCGTCCTCGACGATCGCCTGAAAGGTGAGATCGATGCGCCGGGCGGCACCCGCCCGGCTACGGCGCGCCCGCCCGCGCAGGAAACGAAGCGAGACGAGCCGTCCCCTGTCGAGTTCGAGGTCCGCATCGACAAGCGCGTCGGAAACGGCGCCGGCGGCCTCCTTGGCGCGCCTGAAGCCTCCGGTATCGGTCGCGATCGTCACGGTGAAACGGTGCGCCGCCCCGCCGTGGGTCGCTGACGACAGGTCGCGCACATCTTCTCGCCCGAGCACAACGTAGGTTTCAGGCTGGGGCCCTGCCGGCAGCACATCGTAGATCGCGGGGCCCAGTAGCCCCAGAAGCGCAGTGTCGTTGGAAAGACGCTGGTAGACGGCCCCCTGCAGGGCCGTGCCCACGGCATAGGTCATCGCACGGTCTCCTCACGCGTGAAGCAGGTCAGCCAGCGGCCCTCGACATCCCGATCGACCACCGAGATGATCGGGAACACCCTGGGGCCATCCTTCAGCCGCTGACCCGCGGTCGGTCGCTCGGCCGCCCCCGGCGGCGCGGCCCTCAGTGTGATGCGGAACGTCGCGAGCGACAAAGCCGTAGCCTCTCGCTCGACGTCGCGGCCCGTCATGCCGCGCAGCTCGCCCCAGAGCGCCCCGAGCGGCGTCCATGTCTCCTCGAAGCCGCCCTGCCCGTCGGGTTGGGTTTCCCGCACCTCCAGGATGAACCTGCGGTTGAGAACCGGCGCTTTCACGCCGACCTCCCGGAGAAGAGCCGTATCGTGCGGTAGGGTTCGATCAGCGTCGTCACGGTCGCTGGGAGCGCCACCGGGGCGGCGTGATGATCGAGCCGGTGATCGTAGAGATATGCGGCGAGATGGACCACCGCCTGGGAGATATTCGCGGGAACCTCGTCCCATACCTCGCCATACCCCGCCTCGAAATCGATCTCGGCTGTGCCGCCCACGGGAATGCCCGGCAGTATGAGACCGCGTGCCCGAAGCTGCGGGCGGTGGGCGTCAGGCACCAGCGCGTAGCTTTCGGGCGCGGTCTCCGTCGAATTTCCGGCCTGATCGACGATCCGTAGCGCGGTGATCGCGGAAATCGGGGCGACCGGAAGCGCCTGCCGTGCGAGATCGCGCCAGGCGGTCAGCGACCAGCGATAGGGGCGCTGCAACAGCACCTTTCCGGTGCGTGCCTCTATCGTGGCCAGCGCGGAGCGCAGGCAGGTCTCGAGGTGGCCATCTTCGGTGCCGCCATCAGCGAAGCCGGTGCTGAGGCGTAGATGGTCGCGCAGCGCCGCGACGGGAAGTGCGGTGTCCGGCACCGGGGTAAGCTCGACAAGTACCATATGCGTCTCCGGTCAGTCGGCGAAGGAACCGGGCCGGCCCAGCCAGAGGGGCCGGCCCGTCGGAAGATCAGGCGGCCGAGAACCTCAGCACCTTGATCGCGGCGAAGTCGCTGACATCCCCGCCCACGCGCTTGGTGGCGTAGAACAAAACGTTGGGCTTGGCCGAAAACGGATCGCGCAGAATGCGCAGGTCCGGGCGCTCGGCGACCGTGTAGCCCGCCGAGAAATCCCCGTAGGCGATCGCGGCTGCGTCGACGGCGATGTCCGGCATGTCCTCGGCGATCAGCACCGGGTAGCCGAGAAGCCGCGCGGGCTCGCCGGCAGAGAGCCCGTCCGACCAGAGAAAACGGCCGTCGGCATCCTTGATCTTGCGCACCGCGCCGGCCGTCTTCGAGTTCATCACGAAGGTCGCGTTCGCGCGATATTCCGCACCGAGCGCATAGACGAGGTCGACGATCGCGTCGCCAGGTCCCCCGGTCTCGAAGTCTCCGCCCACTCCCGTCGCCACGTAGCCGATGCTGCCCCAGGTCCAGGTCGCATTCGCAACCAGCGTCTTGGTGAGAAACCCGGTCGGCTTGTTCACCCCGTTGCCGGAGATGAACGACGCGGCCTCGGCGCGGGCGAACTTGTCCGCGATCCGACCAGCGAGCCAGCCCTCGACCTCGAAGGCGCTGTCGTCGAGGAGCCGCTGGGAGACTTTCGGCAGGGCCGACAGCTCATAGAGCGGAATGCTGATCCGCTCGAGCTGTCCGGTCCCGGTCTCGGTCGAGGCCGAAAGCTCGTCGGCCCAGCCCGTCTCGAGCTCACCGTGGTCGATCAGCACGTCATAGGCGGTCGCCTCGACGTTCACGACATTGGCGACCTGCCGGATCGAGGCAGTCGATTTCAGCACCGCCTTCACCGTTTCCGAGGTCTGCGGGTCGACGAGGTAGCCACCATCGGCGGCCACGGCCGTCGACATCGCCTTGC